CTAAAAGCGCCTAGGATGCCTTCTTTCACCATCTCGGCGATTTTACCCGCTGATTTGCTGATTATTCCCTCGATTTCTAAACCTTTGTCGGTAACATTAAGACTTGTTGCTTTACCGATCGGGGTGTTATAGTCGTGGTTAAATAACAAGATAGGATTGTTTTGATAGTTTTGTAAGCCGCCTTTAGTCCAAGCGTCTTTGTCAACTATGTCTCCAGACCTATCTGTATCATTTGTACTTGCATAGCCTCGTATTTTTATGCTACCATCATCTGATTCTTGAGCCTTAAATACCGAGGTTAAATTAAACATTTTATTCATACTTTGCTCCAAACTCTTTGAGGACATTGGGTGTCCTGTGGGAAGTAAGTCTTGGTCGTGCTTACCACTTCTAAACCTTCCGTTTCTAAGTGCAAAAAGAAAGCTATTCACTCTTCCTAATGCCCATTGCTCTGGGCTAGAGACATTAGGTCTTACAGATCCAGGATTCGTATTATACGCTCCTACACCTCTATTAAAAACCGAGATGAGAGTTCGAGTAGATGTTCTTTTCGATTTTACATCTCCCACTTTCTCATTGTGGTCTTTAGCCTTCTTTGCTAACGCTGCTCTCATTTGAGCAGATATAGCTTTCACTTCGTTTTCAGTTGCTTCTACATAGTCTTCATGTGAAGCACAAGGCATATAAACAAGATCACCATTTTCATCATGAGAGTGAGTTCCTACGCATCCAATTTCTTTTGCTCGTTTCTCTGCCTCTTCTTGGGTAGTAAATACATCATCCCGTATTTGAGACTTAGACTCTTCTCTTTCTATTTGGTTACGTTTCTTTCTAGCCCATGATTGACCGGGATCTCCGCCCCACAGAGCCCAGGCTATTCGCCCAGCACTTGGATACCCATCCTCACCAGGAGAGAATCCTTGCCCTTGTTTATCGACTTCATGTCGACTAAAGAATGAGTGCATTCTTTTTACAGTGCTAGCAGAAAGATTTGTTCTGTTTGCAACATCTCTTGCTCTAGCTACACCAACCGCAGTTCCTCCACGGTTATATTCTTTTCGCCATTCTAATCCTTTTCTAGCTTCAGCTGCCATACCTGTGGTAGGCTTAAAGTCTAAATCAGATATAGCTTTATCTTCCTCTTCACTCATCTTCTGAGTCATCCTCTTCTGGCCTTCCTCCTTCAGAAGGATTTGATGCGGAACCTGCAATATTTGCAGGAACTCGTATTTCGTCTAGGCCGTCCAGAGGGTCTAATCTCATTTGCACTCTTGCTTCGTTGGGAGTCATTACTCCACCGTTTACAAGACTAGAGTAGAACCCTGCTTGATCTCTAAGTTCCGGTTGCATTGCAGGAATATTACTCGTATTCTCCTGCAGATCAAACCCAAAATATCGTTCAAAAGCAAAGTTAATCTTTCGTACTATAGGTAGTATAGTTTCTAGATAATACATCCTATGGTTTGGTCGAATATTTGCATTATTTCCACTGTCTAATAGTATGGGTGGAACTCCTAATGCTTGTAGTATAATATTCTCATTTGCTTTTATTGAGTCTGCAAAATCTAGCTCTTTGAAGCTAGTGTTTGACAGAGTATCAAGTTCTAATCCTCCGTCCAGAATTAAAGGTCTTCGACCTCCTGCTTCTGGGTTATATCTTGCTCTCCAAGCTGCAAGCATACGTTCTTTAATCTTCTCGCTGAGAGTGTTTGGACTTTTAATAACTAGTCCTGGCACTGCTCCATTCTTGAAGAAATTATCTTGAAAGTTTCGCATTGAGCCTAATACTTTCATTGTTCTCCAAGCTGGCTTTAGTCTAGGAACTCCTCGGTACATTGACTTGAAAGAGTTTTCTTTTATATGTATAACTTCTTGAGGGTTATACTGTACTTTTCCTTGATATACAAAGCCACTAATATAATTAGTTTCGCTAGTATCTATCTCAACATTTCGTGCTGGTAATTGATACAAGTGAACACCGTCAAAATATATAAAAATATTCCCGTCAATTAGTAGGTCAATTATAAGGTTTCTTTTGAAAGTACTAACATCTTGAAAGGGGTTGGGTTCTTGATTCAAAAGAAGATTGACTCTTGATTTACGAATATTTTTATATATTGGCTCTAGTGCTAGTTTGTCTCCTACATCTACAGGTATCTCAGATGAGTCATCGACGATCATATTGACCGCCCGGTTTACTATTTCTAACTGCTCGTAAGCATTAGCATAGTGTGTAAAATTTTCAGTTGTGCCTAGAGTTAAACCTTCGTCACGAGCAATTAAAGGCTGTGCGGGGTTTAATTTTTCTTCTCTATTGAAAATTTTATTATACCATGCCATGTTTTTCTCTTTGCTTCTCTACCCATCGCTTTTGCTTAGGTCCTGTTATTAATTTAGGTCTTTTACCATAAATCGAATGTAACTTCAGGTGATGAGTGTGGCAAAGAGTAACTGCCTCATCGTACAGTTCTTCCATGTGCTCTTCAATAAATGTATCCCGAACACCCATAATATCTTCTGCTGTAGATATTATGATCTTGTTTTTACGCAACCATATATCCAGCAGTTCTGTTAATCCGTAGAAATGATGAAAATCCAGGTTCTCCTCACTTCCGCAAATAAAGCATTCCGTACTCTTTTGGTACTTCGACTTTGCTCTATCTCTAACGTATTTTACTAAGTCTCTCTTTAGGTCCATTTACTATTTTCCACTTTGAAAATTATACCAAGATTCAGATGTACATGTCAAGACATATTTTTTTCATGGTACCAATTAAAAACTGGACCCCATAGTTTCAAAACTGTACAAGGCGTACCTTAGTGCGTCTGACATATGAGAGAAACGGTCGTGTTTAGGTTTTTCTCTCAACAAATTAGGATTGGGGTCCCACTGATATTGATCTAAGCACTCTAATGTATGCTCACATTTTTGATTGACTAACAGTTTGTTGTTGTCGACTATATTTGCAACGTGAGCAATACCATCCAGTACTGACTTTTTGGCATTGATAGTTGAGATGTCATAGTTCTGGGCAAAGTCATATCGAGTCTGCTGTGCTGCTGAGTCGATGTAGATATAGTCGATGTCCCATTTTTGTATAAGTTGTTGAATCTCGCCTGCATGATATTCAGTGGTTTTCTCCGCGTCTATGTACTCATCGAGTACGAAATATTCTTCTTTATCCCAGTCGTATGCAATTACAATAAAAGCCGTAGGATCTTTGTATCCTACGTCTAGTCCTGCAAACACATCCATACCTTCGGGCTTGAATTGATCCGTATTAGTAACACATTTCTCGTAATCAAAGTTCCAAATCTGTCCTTCATAAGTATTGAAGTCTGCTAAATACTCTTGAGCAAATTCAGCAGTAGACATTGATTTTTGAGCTTCAAGTACATCCTGCTCACTAAACCTAGGATTCTCATGGTAGGTTGCTTTGATGGATAACCAGTCTGGAAATTCATCGTTGAAACCTCTATAAAAGAACTCCGCGAACCAGTTATTTCGGCCTCGCGGAGTTGATATAAATAGTGCTTTACTGTTCGTCTTATCCAGTGTGGGACGTAGTGCTACGTTGAAAGCATCTCGTCCATCTGTCAAAGCTGCTTCGTCAAAGATAATTAGGTCATAACTTCTACCCACAACTGAGTCTACTTGGTTAATTGATCCCATTCGTATAGTAGAATTATTAGATAGTTCTATAACTCTGTCTTTTGCGTTATCTCTGACTACTTCTAGATCGAAGTGTTTAATTAAGTTTCTTTGTAAGTCAAAAGAGATTTGAGAAAGAGAGTAGTTTGGAGACATAAGTAGTACATGACTTCCAGGAACTAGCACAGTAAGTTGACCAATTATGTTTGCTATATACGTTTTACCCTGACGTCGAGACAAGGCTCCACAAATAAAACGGTATTTAGGATTATTAATTGCATTGATAACGCTTACCTGAGAAACTATAGGGTCTATGCCTAATAAATCTAAGTAAGGTTTTACAGGGAGTTTTATAAATCTACTCTCAGTAGGGTACTCCATGAGGTCTGTACCTACAACATCCGATCTACTAATTTCTAACATTTATGCTTCTTCTTCTAAATGATCTCTATAAAGCCAAATTGCGTGGTCAGAAAAAGAGTCAAATAACTTCCCTTTCTTCCATGCGTCGACTCGCCCTGCAACACTGTCTTTTGTTCTTTCTGTCCAAGTAGAGTTTGATAGACACTTGCCTTGTGCATTTATGTACTGCAAGTTTCCTCCATCTTTAAACATAAAACCAAACTTAGGAGGAACAGAAGGTACAATATCGTTATTGTTTACGAATCGTTGCCAGTTGCATCCTGCCTCCACTCTTTGTACAAATTTTTTGTTACCTACTCTTGGCTGTCCAAAAGTATATAAGTCAGTAACATTATAACCCATTTTCATAAGAAATCCTGCAACTATAACAGCCATTGCACCGCCTAG